TGGACTGTTCGTGAGTTGATCCCGGTTGGATAGTTGCGCCCGGTGTACTATGTAAGTGATTAGTGAGATTGTCACCATCAATCAAGAGTCGATAAAAGCCCGCCCCGTTTGAACCCAAGCCATTTCCCAGTTGTGATTGGAAAAGCCCTGCCGTGATTCTAAGAGTAAGTAATCCGTATAACAATCCATTGTGTGAAATGCTGATTTGGGGGCTTGAATGGCAGCTACTAGAAGCAGAGGTACTCCTGGGGTGCGTCTTGATGAGGCGACCTGGATAAAGATTCAGTCAAGATATGAGCGTGGAGAGTCGGTAAGAGGCATGGCGAGGGAGTTCGGAGTCAATGCAGCCACGATTGTCAATAAAGGGAAAAAGTTGGGATGGCTTGGACATGGGGAGTTGAAAGCAGAAGCCCTTGAGGAAGCCAGGTCTGCGATTAAGGAGATAGTCAAGAAGACATATACGGAGGAGGTAAAGATAGCGCAGGGGAGACACCTACAGTTGTCAAGGGCCGTGCAGAAGATGGGAGCCTTCATGCTTCAGACTATTGGAGACAATGTGAAGGAGCCTGACCCTGCAAAGAAGAAGCAGATCAACCGTGAGATCTATCAGTTGAACATCCTGTCCCAGACGCTTGGGAGTGCGATCAACATTGAGAGAATGTCACTGGGAATGGAGAACTTCAAGCCTGATGAAGAGAAGGATGGCTTCAGCAAGTTTATCGATTCAGTCAATCAGATGCGCGAAAGGAGGGAAGTCAGGGAGAGCAAAGCCCTTGTGGTGACTACACAGAACATCACAGATGCCGACTTCACTGAGCTTGACATCCCAGAGGTGCCTGATGAGTGAGGAAAGCACTTTCCCGTTTGAGACGCTATCTGACAAGCAGCTTGACAGCATGCTTGACAGCATCATGCGTATCAACATCTGGGAAGGCGCTGTGCGTAGTGGAAAGACCATAGCGTCTGCATTGAGATGGTGTGAGTACGTCAGCAATAGCCCTCCAAAAGGAGGGACGCTGGCGATGATTGGGAAGACCCAGACGGCACTACAGAGGAATATCATCGAGCCGATCATGGCTTTCTTCCCTGAGTTGTGTGAGTACCGCAGGGGGAATGGAGAGTTCTTCTTCAGGGGACAGTTGATAGAAGTCCTGGGAGCGTCCGATGAGCGAGCACAAGACAAGATCCGTGGACGAACAATGGCTGGCGCTTACGGGGATGAGCTATCTCTTTGGCCGGAGTCATTTTTCACGATGCTGTTGTCACGTCTGTCTGTCAAGGGAGCCAAGCTATTTGGAACTACAAACCCCGACAGTCCGTACCATTGGCTAAAACGGGATTACATCGATAGGGCAGGGGAGCTTGATATTGCTGTCTTCCACTTCAGTCTGGAGGATAACCCTGGACTCGATCCTGGTTACGTCAACAACCTGAAGAAGGAGTATACGGGGCTCTGGTACAAGAGATTCATTGATGGGCTCTGGGTGCAGGCTGAGGGAGCTGTGTACGATATGTTCGACACAGACATTCACGTTGTTGACCCATACAAGGCGCTGAATCTCAACCATGATCTCACTCCCAGTTGTTCAGTGGCGTTCATGGCGAACAAAGCTCCAGTAAGACACTTCGTATCAATCGACTATGGAACTGCGAATGCAACGACATTTGGATTGTTTGGATACAAGGGGCAGAAGCCTCCATGCTATCTGCTGAAGGAGTATTACTATGACGGAAGGAAAAGTGGAAGGCAGAAAACTGACAGCGAATATGCAGACGATTTGCAGGACTTTATGGGTGGGCTTCGCGGAAAGTGTCCAGTTTACGTTGACCCTTCTGCGCTGTCTTTCATAACAGAACTCAAAAAACGCGGTTTTCATATCATAGAGGCCAATAACGCAGTCATTGACGGGATTCGATTCACCGGAATGATGATGCGTGATGGCCTCTTTCTTATGGGAGATACCTGCAAGCATTCAATTGGAGAGATTCAAGGCTACGTCTGGGATGACAAGGCTCAGAAAAAGGGAGAGGACAAGCCGATCAAAGAGCGCGATCACACATGCGACATGATTCGGTACGGCCTCTTCACTCATTTCTACAGGACTGGAACCAGCGGAGTCGCTGCTGGCTTTAATTACGCATAAGGAGAGTCATGGCAACGCCAAAGAAGAAGAAGACAGTCAGAAAGACCGCTGTGGAGGCCCCAATAGCCAATGCAACATCCGTAAGCATCGACAAAGCAGACAACGGATACACAGTTTCAGCTTATACGGACAATGGACACAAGAGGATGGTCGCCAAGTCGCACTCTGAAGCACTGCGCCATGTGAAATCGCTGTTTGGCGAAGGGGGCGGGAAGTAATGTCAAGAAAGACTGCGATTGACACAAGCACTGGAGCCTCAAGTCTCACAAAAAAAGCAGAAGGCTCGATCATTTCAAAACGCCATCCGGCTTATTCTTCCTGGATTGCGAGGTGGGAGTTCTTCCTTGACAGCTATTTTGGCGGTGACGAGTACTGCAAGAAGAACCTTTTCAAGTATTTCAAGGAGGGTGACGAGGAGTTCATCGCCAGGACGATTCGATCATACCGCGAAAACCACAGTCGAAGGATTATTGACCTCATTACGAGCTATCTGTTTAAGGAAACGCCCGTAAGAGTCAGTAACGGAACACAAATATCCAAGTTTATAGCGAATGCAGACGGCAAAGGAGGCACTCTTGACCACTTCATGAAGGGTGTATCTCAGCTTTCGTCTGCAATGGGCAGGATTTATGTCGTAATTGACAAGGAGCCAGTCCCAGAAGCACAAAAAACTGGAACTTTGAAGGACAATTTTCTGACTGTGCCGTACTGCTACCCGATCTACCCACAAGATGTGCTCGATGTCTCATTTGATAAGTTCGGAAAAGTCAAATGGGCTCTCATAAGGGAGAATAATCGTGAGGGCGACGATAGCATCAATACTGCTGCCAGCGTTATTAAGAATCAATATCGGCTCTGGGAGAAGGGTAGGTGGTCACTCTACAACGATAGTGGCGCAAGGATCGGTGGAGGAGCAACTGATCTCGATTGCTGTCCGGTGATTGCAATCGATAATGAGGAGATTGTCAATTCAGTCTACTCAGGACACTCGCTTATTGCCGATATCGCATACCTCGACAGGGCAATCTTCAACAACTGGAGCCGGCTGGATACGATTGTCTGTGACCAGACATTTTCACAGCTCATATTCCCAGTTGAAGGGCTACTCGCGGAGGTTGCTGAAGATGAAGAGTTGAGAAATCAGTTCATGACCCTGGCTACAAACAGGATTCTACTGTACTCAAGCCAAGCCGCAGCAGCACCATCGTATATCAGTCCCGATGCAGCACAGGCGCAATTCATCTTGGACATGATTCAAGTCCAAGTGAAGCAGCTTTATTCCTCTATTGGTCTTCAGGCGGAAGGCAATACGGAAAACGTAAAGGCTTCTGGAGTTGCAAAAGCATATGACTTTGACAAGCTGAATCGTCTCCTTGCAAACAAGGCTGATAATCTTGAGACAGCAGAGAAGCGAATCCTCGATATCGTCAAAGAATGGTCTGGTCAGACGTCCTCAAGCGTTGAAGTACGCTATCCTACGGAATTCGATACAAGGAGCCTGGTGGACGATCTGGCTATCGCAGAGCGCCTGATCCTGCTCGATATATCAGACACCCTGATGAAGGAGCTGAATAAGAATCTTGCAGCCAAAGCCCTTCCAAAGACTGACGATAAGATGATCGCAGCTATCAATAAGGAGATCGATGATCGAGTTGACGAGAAAAGGAAGATGGCAGAGAAGATGGAGTCAATAGCCATCGACACTGCCGAACTGGGAGCTGTCCCTGCTGACGATCCGACAAAGCTTCAGAAGTTCGGTGGAAAGGATGATGGAGCAAAGCCGAAGCCTGTAGCTGGAGATCTGGACTCGAAAGTCACCAATCCCAGACAGCAACACATGCCTCTCGCATCAAAAAAGCAA